CTTCAGTCCTTGTACTGCTAATTGAATAGCTTGTACATTTCCACTTTCAACTAAGTTATCAAAAGCATCTACTTGTGATTTAGGTAAGTTATCTGATACCCAGGAGATGAGATTGTCATAAGCCTTGTCACCTCCAGCTGAGTTCTTAATGGTATTCACCTCAGCATCTGTTAGATCAGCTGCTTCTGTTTGTTGTTGAGGTGCATTCTTTTGAATCTCCATGTAAGCATTAACAAGATCAGCACTGCTCATCTCAGTAAACTTTTGCATGGTCTCAGGAGAGAGTTCACCATTTTGTTCATACTCATTACTTGCATCAGTAATAAGACTTACTTGTGGTGATACTTCTGGTTCCTCTTTTGTTTCTTCTGCAGTAGTTTCTTCAGCTGGTTCATCAGAACCTAACTTTTTCTGCAGCTCTATATATGCATCCTCTAATTCTTTTGCATTTTTATATTTACCAGCAAGTAATTCTTCTTGCTGAGCTTGCATCTCTTCGCCAACTTTTAAAGAGTCTTGCTCTTCAGGAGTTAGGTTCTCACTAGTGGTAACTGTATCAGTACCTGCATCATAGGTAAGTGTTTCTGCCATTAAATTTCTTCAGGTGGTTGTTGTAATTGTTCCATTGCTTCAGGGTTCTTACTAGGATCCATCATTGGAGCACTAGCTAATTGACCAGCTTGATCTACTAAGGATTGTTGAGCAGCTTGTTGTTGTTGTTGCTGCGCTTCTTCCTGTAATTGATTCTCAGTCTTCACTAAGTTCAATACATCTATACCTTGTGCAGCTGCTAAACGTTTAATAGCTTCTGATGGTTGTATGTATTGCATCAATGCTTCTGGACCAAGTGTCTGTGCAATCGTTGTAATGAATGCTGTAAGACTTTCTCTATCTTGTCCTCTACCTAAAGCATTTACACCAGCTACTATCTGTGGACGTACCATATCTTTAGGTATCTTAGGTAGCTGATTACTACGTTGTAGTACTAGTAGTGTTCTATTTAAATAAGGAACTAAGAACTCAACTGTTAGTAAACTAAATAGACCTCCTAACTGAGCTTCTAATTCCATCTGAGTAAGGCGTACCTCCTCAGCTGTAACTCTTTCGGCTTGCCTTGTCATCATTTGCATGAAGGCTTCACCTATTCTTCTCTCTAAGACCGTTGCCATTTCATTAGCTGTTCTAAAGTCAGCAGTTTTACCAACTTGTATTACAGCTACATCATCTGGTCTCCCTTGAATGATGGCTCCATTACCAGCTTTTGCAAGGGTTCCTGGCTTCGTGGTTGAGGAAGGTGAGACTAGAAATACAACCTTGGCTGCAGCACTTGATCCTTCTACTAAAGCTTGGGATAAAGCTTCAAGGGATTTAAGATCTCCCAAGAATTCTTCTACTCTTCCTCTTCCGTAATCTTCTCCATCAACTGTGTTCCATCTCAGTACCAACCATGGTGAGGTGTTTCTCGGTGCTGTGCTACGACTACCAGGAAGTATCATGTCATGACATTCCTGATGCCAGGTCCAGCGACCACTCTTCTCATCCAATCGGACGTATGTGTACACTTCTACGTCATCACTTTCTCCGCTAGTGGAATCATCCATCGTATGGTTTGGTTCCTTAAGTTCTGGTAGCGGGTATTCCAGAAGCTTTTTATCTATAAGTTCTTTAGTTACTATCTCTAATACATTTCCATTACCATCCCTGTTGACTACATACCTTGATAGAGGGAAGTGCTTTAAACCATCCTTACCCATAAAGATAAGTGCATTACCTCCGACGATTAAATGTTTAATCGCTTGATGGACAACAACTCTATCACTAGAAGCATTGATGTAATCCATAACCATCCTCTCCATCTTGGAGAATGAAAGGTCTAGTTCACTTCTAACTTCAGCTGGTAATTCTTCACCAAGTTTATCGTCTCTAACTTGTAATTTAAAAAAGGTAGTCTGGGGTGGTAGTAAAGCTAACATCAATTTTGATGCTAGGTTCACAACTGACTTGGCTCCTACGCTTTGCCATGGTTTAACAAGTTTAGCGTAGCTTCTTTTAAAGTTATTGTCGTCTTGAATTAAGTAAGGAAGGGTGAGCTTTGAACAATCAACAGCAGCATCTAGATAATCAGATCTAGAAGTACTTAATCTGTTGTACCTTTCCCTTGCATTCATAAGTTCAACCCTCCTTGTCCTTTATATCCAGTAGATATTGGAGAAGTGAAACGTGATGATGGACTCTTAGCTCTAGTACCTAGAGATTCTCTTTTTGATTTAGCTAATTTAACTTTTGGTTCTGCATCCTCTTCAGTTGTTAAAGGCTCAGGTGCTTTCAGTTCTTCAGGTTCAGGTAGTGGTTTCTGTATTGGTTGTGCAACTGGCTTAGGCATCTTAGGCATCTTTGGTGCCAGTGGTCCTATACACATTAGATTTCATCCTCCATAATTGATTTGAGATATTCAATGACACTGGCTTGACCAGCTCTATACATAATTGTTTCTATTGAATCAGCTGGAGTGACTGGTCTCCAGCTAAAGTTGTCTTCTAATCTTGTTACTAATTCATCCAGTCTTTGGTTATGTAACTTAAGAGTATTGAGGGAGATTGACATTACTATGTTCAAAGAAGGCAGGCATACGAGCTGATCTGGTGGCAGAAAGTTCTGGAGCTTTCCCCTCATACATAAGCCGATCACTAGTATCTAGCCAAAATTTTTTGCTTAAATATTTATCGCCATAGGTATTCTTACCTAATGGCTCCATGATCCAGTTAATGGTGGCTTTCCTAAGTTTGTCCAGAGAACTACTGCTGCGTAGACCCATATCAGCACATACGAGAGAGTTAGTGGCAACGTGTATTTGCTCGTCACGACTGATGTCGGCGCTGACAGTCCTAAGACCAGCATCGCCGTTAAAACGAAAGAAGGGAAGAAGTACGAAAAATATTGCACGTTCAATTACTAATGCTTTTGTGATCATGTGGTCAGGGTGCGATTCCCACGCATCCCTTAATAGGAAGGCTTCTTTTTCTGCCTTCTCGTCAACGCCTATAGCGTCGGTTATATAGCCAAGAGCGAGGTCATGTTTGACCTCATCCTTGACGTTAGATTCTAAGAGTTTCCTCGCAGATTCGGGAACCTCTTTTTTAAGTGATTCTGCAATGAAGTCGCCAACTGGTAACTCCATGTGGCGTATTGCGAGAGCACGGTAGATGGTTTCTTCTGCTCCCTCTTTAAGTTTGCCTCCTGTTGTTCTGACAGGAGTCCATGTTCTCTTTCTATTGAGTAACTTTTCATATAGGTTCATTCTTGACAATCGCATTGGGGTTCGTTTTCTAGAATCCCTTGCAAATAATCTTGGACTTCATTTTCATCCAGTGCTGCATATGCACTTGACTTATCCTGAACGTCACCCATTACTTGCAATGAATAATAAAGTGAAGTTTGGGGACTATCTAGCCACTCTTCAACGAACTGTTCGTCGTAGGTTACAACATCACTCCAAGAGTTAAAGCTGTATCCATGAAGAAGCCCTGTATGGTTAAACATATACATCAATTGATCAGTTACCTTTCTATAGGCATCCCAACCAACTTCTGAGGCAATCTCTACATCACCATATTCATATGTCTGTACACCAAATGTACCAGAGTCACGATCAACACTCCGAGCTATAGGAGGTGCGATCTCTGGTGTGCAAGTAAAGCCTTCTCTGTCTTTACTGCGATATGAACAGCTTGCGGTAGGAGCGATAGCAAATGCTCGATCCATATTATATTCTCTAGCAACTTCAGCCGCACTCTGAATGCCTTTATAAAATTCTGCAGCTAATAAACCAGCTGTACCTAGTCCAGGTATGCCATCATTTACTGCTTCTAATGCATCACCAAACTGTTTGTAGGTGATATTGTTTTGCCTTAATAGATTTGCTAATCCAAGGCATCCAAGTCCGACTTGGCGATCCGTTTCGCTGGGGAGATATTCTCCAGAACTTCCAATGCCTGTTTTGCTATGGAGGTCGCACAAACTTCGCATACCCTCAACAAAACCTTTTGACACGTCGGCGATTGTACAGGCACCGAGATTGACATGCTGGAGGAGGCAAGTTCCCCGTGATGGCAAGTAAACCTCAAGGCATACATTCCCTCTGATTCTTTTTCCATTTTTATCATACTTAGTTTTATTCAGCCATATGTCACCCGACCTGATGCCATATATTAATGCGTCTTTAGTTAATTGATTTGCACATTCCCACTTCACCTCGTTAATGTTGACGCATCGTTTAACCCATGGAAGTTCGGAACGTGGAGTCGTGATGAATTCAATAATGTCAGGGTGATCCAAGTCAAGATGCAAAACGCAAGCACCATTCCTGTACGTGCCACCACGTCTAAGTATTTCATTTAAGGTGGAGTAGATTCTTCCGAAGGAGACTGGTCCAGAGGCAACGAGTTTGTCTTCTCCTTTAATGCTTTCAGTTCCTTTAGGTCTAAGTTTCGACAAGTGGACTGCGACACCTGCTCCATTTCTGAGAGCATGTGATACAAATCTCCACGATGCTTCGATTCCATTTGGTCCCTCCATTGAGTCTTCTACTGTGAAGACAGTACAACTTACGGGTAGACGTGAGTCGGGGTTATCCATCCATGACTGAACCCGACCAGTTCTTGATATTAAACTTGTCATTAGACTAGATCACTTAATGTAGGTGGTTTGTAGTTTTTGCTCTTTAATACTTTTCCGTCTTCCCTGTAGATAGGTTTGCCACCATCACCAAGTTTAGACATATTACTTTCATGGACTCGACGTAGAGCTTCGTCTAAATCCCATCCCATATTTGCTGCATACTGATAGCAGACATATACGAGATCACTGAGTTCTTTAATAGCTTCCTCATGCAGATCTAAGCTCTGTCGAAAGAGCATTCCCTCTGCCTCTAAAAATTCTTTAAACTCTTCAATTATTAAGTTCCGCTGCATATTCCGCGAGCTGAGATTCGGTGAGTTCTTTACTTTGAATGCTGCTCTGAACTCTTTGGCTTGTTCTAAATTCGATTTCATTAGATAGGTAGTGGATTGCTTTCGATAAATCTTCAATGTCGTCGTCTTTATGACCAGCTCGGCAGACGTACTTAATTACATTTCCTAAGTGGAAGTTGAGTTCTTTATCACGAACAAAATCCCAGACTTGGATGGATCCACGCCTGTAGTATTCGGGTCCATGGTCATTGGTGGTTTCGGCCATTTCTCAAGTAGGTTTGTAAGGCTATTTGCTAGAACAAAGTTCTGTTTTTGTAGTGCTAGGAAGACGGTGTTAACGTCTTCTCTAGGTGTCTCTGGATTCTCTATTGAATCCTTAATTAGTCTTAATTTTAAATCCTGTTCAACTGTCAATTCTGTAATCGGGGCTGGGACTCCAGGGTATGGGTTCCATTTTTTCGTGGTCATAATCCTCTGTAGTTAATATTCTTGCTAGACGTGCATTAGTGAGAGCGACTTCTTCCGATAAGTCTTTCTCCTTAAACGCATCTACAACTGTTTTCCAGCTATACCCTTTCTCCTCGAATAGTGATGTAGCTCTTTTCACGCCAATGCCAGGTACTCCTGCGTAACCGTCAGTGTTATCTCCAGCCAAACTTTGAATTAGATGCCACTTAGCACCATCCTCTGGACTGATGAGTGTGGACTCTTCAAAGTTCCACAACATCCCTGGAATTTGTTTCATATCCTTATCTGGACTAACAATGATATTGCCAGGATTTTTTGTGGCATATATTCCCATTGAGTCGTCTGCCTCTAAGGTAGGCATCCTGATTACTGAATATTCTTCAGTTAATTTCTTAATAACACGTCGATACCCGCAAGGCTTCTTACGGTTACGGTGTCCCTTGTAGTCAGCTTGGATATCCTTACGAAAGTTTTTACTGTCACTAAAGAACAGAATCATCTCATCGAAAGATCCAAACTTATTTGCAATTCTGTTGAGTTCACGTTTAACACAACTGTAAGCATCTTTGAATGTAGAGGTGACGAGTATTACATCATCTCCAAAGTCAATCTCACTCTCTGCAGCTGCACAACATTTATATACAACGAAATCGCAGTCAATCAATAATTTCATAGGTTAGTGGACCTCAGCCCACGTAGCTCCTGATTTTGCTTCAGCTGCTATTGGTATTCTGAGGTTGTAGTACTCACCTGCCTGAGCTGCAGATAATTCAAGTAAGAACTTGAGATTTTCTACATCCTCTTTCTTACATTCATATTGAAGTTCATCATGTACGAATGCCAGCTGGTGAGCAGTTGGTGGTAAATTTTCATGTGTAATGTATAGCCAACGCTTAGCGATAACTCCCGCTGAGCATTGGAGTAAATAATTAAGAGCTTTATGCTGACTATCTACATAGATTTTTCTTCCATCGATAGCCATGATCGAGCCTGAAGCAGACCGCTTCTTAACAGCCTGTAGTAGCTCTGAAAGTCCATCAATGGCTTCGATGAACGCGGCTCGTACCTGTTTTCCTGTAGCTCTTGCCTTATCTGGTGATAGTTGTTTGTCAACTGATAATCCGATTTTTGCATCTCCAGCTCCATATAAAAAGGCATACGAAATTGTCTTTACTTGTCTTCTAGTTACACCGATCTTATCGGCATTGACTTGGTGTATATCTCCGTTAAGGAGTATGTCTGCATATCTCCCACCGTCGTATCTGGCGAGGTAGTGAGCAAGCATCCTAAGTTCAATGCCACTAAGGTCAGCCCCGCACATAACCATTCCTGGCGAGGCGGTAAATAGTTTTCTAAATTCTTCACCTGCTGGTACCTGGGCTAAATTTGGTTTTCTGTGAGCACATCTAAATGTGTTTGTAGCTACTGAACAACTGTGGTGTATCCGATTAGATGTCGTACATAGCTTCAGCCATGCGTTCACGCCTTCGGATATCATTCCTAATGCTTTCTTCAGTTCCAAGCATCGGAGAAATTGTAGAGCTATATCCCTCCCAGTCTCCTTTCCAATATCCTTTAAGACTATCTCGTCTATCACGGGCTTGCCGTTGGAGCTTATTAATGACGGATTCCAGCCATAATGTGTTATCAGTACCCATGCGATATGGTCTCTTGATGTGGGGTTAAGTTCTTTAAGTCGGATGCTTTCAGCACCAGCGACATAGCCTTGGGTCCGATTATTTCGTTTAGGAGTAAATATTGATCCTGCAACGAAAGGATGCCTGTCTCGAAGTAGTTGAGTAAAGTCTTCCAATTCTTGTCGGAGAGACGACTCAAGTTCCCATGCAGAGCGTTCATCAAAATGCCATCCATGTATTTCTTGTTGGGTGAGTATTTGTGCAACCTGATGTTCGAGTTTTACGAAGTCAGGTATCGGTGGAAGTGGTCGCATAATTTCTTTGTAACTTCTACGTCTTGAGCGCAGTAATCTTCCATTTCTTGACTCCACTCAGACCAGTCACTCGTCTTACCAAACTCTCCCTTATATTCTCCAAGCCTATACCCGTAACTCTCTAAGCTATGTCTCCCATAGAGCTGAAGTGGCATGTGTCTCCACTTATGCTTATGGTCTATGTCATAGATATTTGGGTGGTATAGACGTGATAGAAGAAGAGTGTCAATAATACGAGCACGGGGAGTGAAATAGTTATATAATTTGCGAAGCACCGCGCAGTCAAAACCAATAACGTTGTGACCAACAATCGTGTCAGCAACAAGTAATTTATTAATTCCCTCACAAATGGAATACTTGTTATTCTTTTCATCATTGTAAGTTTCTATCTCATCTGTAGTGGAGTCGTATATCGCTATGCAATGAATACGTGTTACATCTTTTAGTAGACCATTCGTTTCCAGGTCAAAGACGAGTGTCATTTCTTCATCCACTTATAAGTCTTGTCTTTAAACTTTGCTTTCTTTTTTGCCGCCTCGCTAGGTGGCTTAGGTTTATTCAGTTTTGGTGGTTCCTTAGCGTGTTCGTACCATGGATGTTCATACTCACTGTTTTCAAAAATCCGTGGTTTCGCTGGTCCCACGTAGAAAGGATGGTTCCGTAGTCTCATTCTCACTAAATCTGCAGTTGGATAAGTCATAGTTCAAAGTTGTGGCTATACCTGTCTCGCCTGAATATCTATTCTTAAGGACTCTAAGAGTCGTAACGCCTCCATCTTTGTCGGTCTGCTGATTTCTCTCGAGCGCAATGACTGTATCGCTAAGTTGAGAAATAGCAGCGGATCCTCGAAGTTGTCCCAAGGTGACACGCGCGCCTTCTTCATGATTCTTGTCTTGTTGTGTACGTCTTAAATGGCTAACTAAAAAGAGATGTATTCCAGTTCGTTCTACTAAGCTTCTTAACTTAGTCATTGTCTGATCTATCATTCTCCTTTCGTCGCCTTCGAGTCCACTCAATAAAATACTTAAGTGATCGAGGACCACAAAACGACACTCCAATCCACTTGCGAGGAATTCAATCCGATTGTAGATAACGTCCGGATCAAAAGAACCGAAGCCATCGTAAAGGTAAAGATTCCAATTGCTAATGGTATTAGAAAAATATTCTTTGAGTTTTGTGTGGTCATATCCTCCAAGGTGTAATGGTTCTCCTACAGCTGTAGACATCAAGCCTAAAGCTGTTCTTCTGTTTGATTCTTCCAGAGCCAGATAGCCGACTTTCTCCCCTTTTTCGAGTAGGTGAGTTGCAAGTTGACGCATAAAGGAGCTCTTTCCAATGCCGCTTCCTGCAGTAAGCGTAGTAAGCTCTGAGTATCTAATTCCGTTAGTTTTTCGCTGTAATCCTTTGAATGGGTATTCATGAGCACATGGTGGTTCGGGTGTAGTGACCAGCTCTAATAAAGATGCACCATCAACTATCCCGTCAGGTTGGTATGGCTTTGCTTCAAAAAAAGCTGTTCTTATTGCTTGCTTGTCATTCGCTTGCAAAGCTTCTGAAGCGTCTTTATAGGACTGAAGCCTTGCGATTCGTACCTTCCCAGGTGGTAATACGCTTGCAGCATCTTCCGCTGCTTTTCTTCCAGCCTCATCATTGTCAAAGAAGAGGACAATTTCTTCATAGCCTTGGAAAAGATCATATTGTTTTTGTATATCTTTTTTGGCACTAGCAGCTCCATGAGGAAGGCTGACATGTGTCCATCCAGGTTGAGCTTCCCACCCTGATGCAGCGTCTAACTCCCCTTCATAAACAAAGATGCGTTTACCACTACTAGAAAATAAATGCTGACCAAACAAAGTATCAGTAGTAATCCCTTCATAGTAGAAGTCTTTTTGTTTGGTTTTTACTTTTGCTCCCTGAAGTATTCCGTCGCTCGTGAAATAATAGAAGCGTAGAAGTTCTCCGTCTCTGTAGATCTTATATTTTTGACACGTCTCCTCACTGATTCCTCTACGTTGCAGCCGTACGGCAGATCCTTTGAGTTGTACATTGGTAGACATTTGATGAG